CGAGTGGTTCCTGTTGCGCCTTCCCGCCTCAACCAGCGGGCTTCTCCCTGCGACAGAGCTAGCCGCAGCAAAGGCGCAGTTAGCCGAGGATCAGTATCTACAGGAATACGAATGCTCATTTGAAGCGGCAATCCTCGGCGCTTTTTTCGGAAAAGAGATGCGAGAGGCGCAGGATCAGGGCCGCATCACCAACGTGCCATACGATCCCAACTTGCCTGTGTATACGGGTTGGGACTTGGGCTACCGCGACGACACAGCCATCTGGTTCTATCAAGTCGCCCGTGGCGAGGTGCGCGTCATAGACTTTTACGCCGTCTCGGGCGAGGACATCCATACCATTGCCGATGTGGTACGCAACAAGCCGTATCGCTATGCCAAGCACTACCTACCGCACGATGCTCGGGCCAAGAGCCTACAGACCGGGCGCAGTATCGTGGAGCAACTCGCCGCGCAACTAGACATCGCCAAACTCGCTGTTGTCCCCGACATCGGTGTGCAGTCAGGCATCCAAGCGGTTCGCATGATGCTGCCGCGTGTGTGGTTTGACGCGACCAAGTGCAGCGATGGCATTGAGGCGCTGCGCCAGTATCAACGCGAATACGACGAGGACAAGAAAGCCTACCGTCAGTCACCACGCCACGATTGGACTAGCCACCCGGCTGACGCTTTCCGTATGCTTGCGGTATCATGGCAAGAGACTGCTGACAAGACCCCGGCCCTTGAGCCTAAACCGCTCATGGTCGGCCCACAGAACACCGTCACACTCAACGACATGTGGGCGGTGCATGATCGGACAACCTCGCGGAGAGCGCGGATATGAGCATTACGTCACCGAACAGATACCCTTACGAGACTGTGGCCGCCTCCCAGACCGCGCAGGTATTGGGTGGAACGGGCGCGGTAGGCGATTACCTGCACCGAATCGTGGTCACGGTTACGACGACCGGCACCTCTACATTGAGCGTGCTGGATGGCAGCACCACGGTGCTGACGATGGCCGCCAACACGCCCGTCGGCGTCTACAGCCTTGAGATCAACGCCGCCTCGGCTTCCGGCCCGTGGGCGATTACGACAGGCGCAGGGCTGGCTGTTCTTGCTGTCGGGTTCTTCACCGCATGAACCGCAAGCCCGGGCTTTATGCCAACATCCTAGCCAAGCAGGAGCGGATCAAGGCTGGCTCCGGCGAGCGCATGAAGCGCCCCGGCGAGGCTGGACGCCCGACCGCTGCTGACTTTAAGCAGGCCGCCAAGACCGCGAAGCCGGAGAACAAATGACCGCAGCGTGGCAGCGTAGCGAGGGCAAGAACCCAAAGGGCGGCCTCAACGCCAAGGGCCGTGCTTCGTACAAAGCCGAGACGGGTGGCACGCTCAAACCTCCGGTGAAGAAGGGCGACAACCCACGCCGCGCCAGCTTCCTTGCCCGCATGGGCAACATGCCCGGGCCGATGGCGAAGAACGGTGAACCCACACGCCTTGCGCTTGCGCTGCGTGCTTGGGGCGCATCCAGCAAAGAGGACGCCAAGGCCAAGGCCCGAGCGATCAGCGCCCGTAACGAGGGGAAAGCGTAATGGAACCGATGTTGGTCAGCAGCGAGGTGGATCGCTACCTCAAGATCGTCGGGCAATACGACAACGAATTTGCCAAGTGGACGGCGCGGGTCAAGAAGATCGTCAAGCGTTACCGCGACGACACCCGTGGGCAAACGCTGACCGAATCGGCCAAGTTCAACATCCTGTGGTCAAACGTGCAGACGTTAACGCCTGCCGTGTACGCCAAATTGCCCAAGGCTGACATTAGCCGCCGCTTTGGTGACAACGACCCGGTGGGCCGCGTGGCCGCGCAGCTCCTTGAGCGTGCGATTGACTTTGAGATTGAGCATTACCCCGACTTCCGTTCCACGATGAAGTACAGCGTGGAGGATCGGTTCTTAGGCGGTCGCGGCAGCGCATGGGTGCGCTATGAGCCGCACACCTCGCCCATCGGCATTGATGACGACGGCGTATCGGTTACCTCCACGGTTGAACAGGGCGAAATGTCCGAACCGATGGAGCAGATTGAGTACGAGTGCGCTGTCGTGGATTACGTGCATTGGCGCGATTTCGGCCACTCACAGGCCCGCACATGGGAAGAAGTGGGGCAGGTGTGGCGCTGGGTCTACATGACCCGTGAGGCGCTTGTGGAGCGGTTTGGCGATGAAATGGCACGCCGCATCCCGCTAGACCAAGGGCCGGAGCCGCTCAACGCGTACAACGAGAGCAAGCGCACGTACAACCGCGCCAAGATTTGCGAGCTGTGGGACAAGGAGACGCAGAAGGTCTATTGGTTCTGCAAGGGCATGCCGCAGATGATTGATGTGCGCGATGACCCGCTCGGGCTGGAGGGGTTCTTCCCTTGCCCGAAGCCGCTTTACGCGACCACGACCAGCGACACGCTCGTACCCGTTCCCGACTTCGTGCTGTACCAAGATCAGGCGATGGAGTTGGACATCCTCTCCGACCGCATTGACGGGTTGGTGAAGGCGCTGCGTGTGCGTGGCGTGTACGACGCCAGCCAGCCTGCGCTGCAACGGCTTCTCACGGAGGGCGACAACAATGCGCTTATTCCAGTTGATAAGTGGATGGCTTTCAGCGAAAAGGGCGGCCTTAAAGGAAGCATTGACCTCCTCCCGCTTGACACGCTCGCAAATGCGCTACTTAACTGCTATAGAGCTAGAGAGGACATCAAGAGCCAAATCTACGAAATCACGGGTATCTCGGACATCATCCGCGGCACCTCGTTCGCCAGCGAAACCGCGACCGCGCAGCAAATCAAAGGCCAATACGCGGGATTAAGACTGCGCTCCATGCAGGAGGACGTTGCGCTTTACGCCTCCGAAATCATCAAGCTCAAAGCGCAGGTCATGTGCCTGCACTTCCAGCCCGAGACAATCCTTGCCTACGCCGCCGCAGGGCAAATGACGCCAGCGGATCAGCAGTTGATCCCGCAGGCTATAGAGCTGTTGCGTAACAAGCCGCTGCGCAATTTCCGCGTAGACATTGCTGCCGACAGCCTTGTGATGCTGGATGAGAACCAGAACAAGCAGGATCGGATGCAGTTCTTGCAGGCGTTTGGTGGGTTCCTCGCGCAAGCGTTGCCCGTCGGCCAAGCCTCCCCGCAGATGGTGCCGATGATGATGGAGTTGCTGCGCTTTGGCATGCAGGCGTTCAAGGCCGCACGCCCGATTGAGGGTCAAATTGACGCTACGTTGCAGCAGTTACAGCAGGCCGCGATGCAGCAGCAGCCCGATGGTGAGCAGCAGGGCAAGCAGGCCGAGTTGCAGCAGAAGGGTCAGCTGGAGCAGGGCCGTATGCAAATGGAAGCGGCGTTACAGCAGGCAAAACTGCAACAGCAGATGCAGATGGAGCAGCTGAAGAACCAGACGAAGCTGCAAATGGAGCAGCAAAAGCAACAGTTTGAAGCGCAGTTGGAAGCCATGAAGCTGCAAAGCCAGCAGGAAGCGGCCAAGTACAAGGCCGACATGGACGCGCAGACGCGGCTCATCATCGCGCAGATGAATAAAACTTTACCAACGCCCCCGCTTAATCAATGAAACGCACGTATGTTTTATTAGACGGCGAGTTTGTGGAGCGCAAAAAGGACGCGCAGGGCCGGTATCACTACGTTCAGCCCGACATTCAGCCCTACAAGAGCATGATTGACGGTCGCATGATTACCTCGCGCTCACAGCACCGTCGGCATCTCAAGGCAAACGGCTGCGTTGAGGTTGGCAACGACGATCCCGCACGGCATTTGCCAAAACCCAAGGTGGATAACAGCCGCCTTGAGCGTTTGAAGTGGGAAGTAAACCAGCGGATGACGAACGATCAAGCTGACCGGGTGATCCGGCAGCTGCGGCAAGAATTGAACTTCACCAATCCCCACAGGAGAGGCTAATCGTGGACGTTGAAAACCAGAATGCGGAAGCCCCACAGGCTGAAGATTCCCGGCGAGCGATGTTAGAGCAGGGTTTTGAGGCCATTGAGAAGGGCGAACCCGTAGAAACTATTGGGCAGCGCGACGAAAAGGGCCGTTTTGCCCCTCGCCAAACCCAGCCCGAGCCAGAACCCGAGGCCGACGCTGAACCGCCGGTATGGAAACGTCCCCCTGCATCGTGGAAAAAGGATTTCCATGAGATTTGGGCCAAAGCTGACCCAAAGATGCAGGAATACGCATGGCAGCGTGAGGAGCAGATGCGTGCGGGCGTGGAACCGCTGCTTTCCAAGGCGCAGTTTGCCGATGCGATGCAGGAAGCCATCCAGCCGTACATGAACACGATTCAAGGGCTGGGATTGCAGCCCGAAAAAGCCGTGGCGGCGCTGATGGAAGCCGACCATAAGCTGCGTAACAGCGACCCGCAGACGAAAATGGCTTATTTTTACCAGCTTGCGCAGTCCTACGGCATTAACTTGGGTGCCGTACAGCAAGGCGCAGCGCCGCAGGGTGCAATGCCGCAGGCGACCGTTGACCCGATGGTGTATCAGCTGCAAAACGAGCTGAACAACGTGCGCGGCGAGGTGATGGGCTGGAAACAGCAGCAGGAGATGCGTGAAAATCAGACGCTTCTCAACGAGATCAATCAGTTCAGCACGAAAGCTGAACATTTTGAGGACGCCAGACCGACCATGATTCAACTCCTACAGAGTGGCATGGCCGAAACGCTGGACGAAGCCTACGAAAAGGCCATTAGATTGAACCCTGATCTGTTTGAGCAGGTGAACAAAGCCCAACAGGCCGAGATCGCCAACAAACAGGCCAGAGAGGCCAACAAGGTTGCGAAAGCAGCCAGAGCAGCAGCGGTGAGTGTCAGAAGCGCCACACCCGGCGTAAACACGGCTCCCAAAGGCGGCGACCGTCGTGCGATTTTGGAAGAGCAATTTGCCGATCTGGAATCGCGTTTGTAATTAACTGATATAGGAGACTTCAAATGGCATTTGCCAACTCTAGTATCAGCGACATCATCGCTACTACGATCCAGAGCCGTAGCGGTGAACTCGCTGACAACGTGACCAACAACAATGCGTTGTTGCGTCGGCTAAAAGAACGAGGAAATGTGCGTGTATTTTCGGGCGGAAACGTCATCATGCAGGAGTTGATGTACACCGATCCAACGACCAATAATACAAACTCGTACAGCGGCTACGAAGTGCTGAACGTGGGTCAGAACTCGCCCATTTCTGCGGCGCAGTTCTCCATCACGCAGTACGCAAGTGCGGTGACGATCTCGGGTCTGGAGATGATCCAGAACTCGGGCAAGGAGGCCATCATTGACCTTCTTGACGGTCGCATGTCGGTTGCCGAAGCGCAGCTGGCTAACCGCATCAGCGGTGACCTGTACGGTGATGGCACCGGCAACGCGGGCAAGAACCTCACGGGCCTTGCTGCGGCTGTGCCGGATGACCCGACCACGGGAACCTACGGCGGCATCAACCGCGCCGTGTGGTCGTTCTGGCAGTCCAAGGTGTTTGATGCCTCGGTGAGCGGCTCGGGCGTTGTCTCGTCCACCACCATTCAGGGGTACATGGACGCCCTCGC